AAATGAATACAAAGCTAATAAAATTTGCCCAATATTATCTTCCCCTGATGAAATCATTTCAATAGTCATCTCTTCATCAATAAATGATGCTGTTTTCTTATTATTCAGATTTGTTTCAGTTGCAGTAAGATTGTCTGTATATTTTTTTAAAAGTATTGACTGATAAAGATTATGTATTTCTTTCTTATCCTGCGATGATAAATTGATTTGCAAGTCACTCATTTTAGTGGATCTGACTAACGGTGTTAATCTTTCCAGGCCTAAATAAATTACTGGATGGACATAATTGGATGATTTCCCGTCTTTTCTCCTAGTAACTAGACGAGGAAGTTTTTTGTTATGGTTCGTACTCTCAATTTTAAAACTATCTTTATTGCTCAATGTAACTTTAGCATGTTCTATATTTCTAACATCATTTGGAGATAATTTAAAATGCTCTGCAGATGTGGACTCAAAATCATCCCCAAAATAAGTTAGTAATTTTTTATAAAATACTTGACATTTTTTAGATGTTCGACTAAAATATAAACATAATTAAAAACCTTGATAAAACATTATATCTATCAATTTTCTTGCTCGCCAAAGCTATTTATTTTTAGATAAGTTTTACTACGGTTTTGCTAACTCATTAACTTACAAATACTATTTTAGTTGTTCGTCTAAAATTTGTCAAGCGTTTTTAGTCGAAAAAATAAAATATTTTTTTGTAATGCTCTTGAAAGGTTGATGCATCAATGTTTGAGACATTTGAAAAAATTAAATTATTAGCTAAGAAGCAAGGGATTTCTCTAAACACTCTTGAAGAAAGAGTGGGATTAGGGAAGAATTATATTTATAGCCTAAAAAATAAAAAGACTCCTTCTGTTGAACATATTGCAAAAATCGCCGACTACTTCAACGTGTCCACAGATTATCTTCTAGGTCGTACAGATAATCCAGCAATAGTAAGCGATGATACAATTGCAGGGTATACATCAGATGACCTCCGAAAAATGGCAGAGAATGCCAAGACCTTCGATGGTAAGCCACTTACAGAGGAAGACATCGATGCCATCCAGAACATCATTGAGATTTATTTGAGAGGTAGATAGCCTATGACTATTGAAGAGCTGGTAGACTCCCACGGTGTCAATCTTGCTTACTTTGATAATGAACTTTGGCAAAGACCTGGAGTTTACATCAAAGAAATCAGTATTATCTTTATAAACCGTGAACTGTCCGAAGACGCAAAAAAACGAGTCGTATACCACGAATTAGGACATCTGGAACATTCTAGTACACTATATAAAAACAACCACACTAGATGCGAGAATGAAGCCAATAGGCACATGATCCACAAGTTGTTAGAAGAAGAACTTGCGCTATCGGATGATCTCAAATCATTTAACTATCTTCATTTCATGCAAAAACATGAACTTAGAACAGTCACAGACGAATTGATGGTCATTGATGAATATTATGAATTGATAGGATAAAATTATGGATTTCAAAAAATTAAAAGAATTAGCAAAAACTGCAGTTGATAAAACTGCAGAAGGATTAGACAAAGTTAACGAAATGAGAAAAAAAGCATCGTTAGAAACAAAAATCACATTACCAGCAGCAAATCAGTTCTCTAGCCCTACTACCGTTAGAAAAACAGTAGATGGTCAATACTACATTGGTATGTACTCGGAAGAACCTGTACTTTACGAATTTGAAAATTTTAGTTTTTCTGGTTCTACAATTATCGAGCGGACAACGACTACAGGAAAAACCAAGCAAAAAGGTCGAGTTGGTAGCGTTCTATTAGGAGGTGCTATTGCAGGACCTATTGGTGCTATTGCAGGTGGAGCTAGGGCAAAAAACGGAACTATCAATTCTACATCAGTCACTACACAAGAAGAAAAACCAGGATCAGCATCGGTAGTACTCAGAAATATTGCAACTGGTGAAATTAAAACTATTTCAACTAAATTAACACAAGCGCAAGCAAATAATGTCGAAAGATTTTTTGACTAAATGAAAAATCCCCACACTCGCCATCGCAAAACTTTAAGTGTGAGGATATCCTGGATAGTAAAAGGCATTCAAAAGCCCTTTTTACTATACCCATTTTACCAAAATATAGGAGAAAATACAATGTGGGTAGAACAACATAAAAGCGGAAAAGTAAATTTTATTGAGAGATATAAAAATCCTTACACCGAAAAATGGTCCAGAGTATCGATTCTCATGGAAAAAGACACTCCTCGTATCCGAAAAGAAGCTCAGAAACAACTTGAAATAAAGATTGCAAATATTCTAAGCGATTTGGAAAGCTCAGAAATGCTTTTTACGGAGCTTTTCGACCAGTGGTGGGCATTCTACCAACAAGAGATTAAACGTTCTTCTATCGCTTCATTAAGTGGGAATATCAAAGAGATAAAAGATGATTTCGGAGTAGGTATTAAAGTATCTAAGATTGATCCAAAGTACGTTCAAAATTACCTAGATAAACTCGACTGCTCCAGAAATAAAAAAGAACGAAATAAGTCCATGCTCAATCTTGCTTTTGATTATGCTGTGGATCTTGGCATCATCAAAGACAATCCAGCTAGGAGAGCTAAGCTTCCAAGGGTTAAAAAATCTTTGGAGGATTGGAAAAAAGTAGAACAAAAATATCTGGAAGAAGATGAAATCAAACTGCTGCTGAAAGAATTGTATCGTAGGCCAAGCACCTATCGAATCGGTTTGCTATCTGAATTTATGAGCTTAAATGGTTGTCGTATTGGTGAAGCTGTTGGGATTGAACCTCATAACGTTGATTATGAATCCAACACCTTGCAGCTTCATGGAACCTACGATCACACGAATGGATATCAGAAAGGTGAAAAAACATCTCCCAAAACTCTGGCATCCTATCGTGAAACGGTCATGACTACTCGTGAGAAAGAAATATTGGAAGAGATGGAGTTCATGAATGAACTAGAGAAGAATACCAATCCTCACTATAAAGACATGGGCTTTATCTTCACTACAAAAAATGGAGTGCCATTACAAACAAACTCTTTTAACCTGGCTCTAAAAAAAGCTAATGAAAGACTTGAAGCACCAATCCAGAAAAACCTTACCAGTCACATATTCCGTCACACTTTGGTAAGTCGACTTGCTGAAAACAATGTCCCGCTCAAGGCCATAATGGATCGCGTTGGCCACTCGGACGCAAAAACAACGACGCAAATCTATACTCATATCACAAAACAAATGAAATCAACCGTTGCAGATATCATGGAAAAGTATTAGTCTTTGCCCCAAAAATGCCCCAAAGCAACGAAAAAAGCCTGTCACACAAACTCCAATGCTTGATATGACAGGCTTTTTCTAAATTCATTATTTAACAGCGTCTTTAAGACATAAACATATATCGTAGCTATATAATAGAAGAAAGTTTTGATAAATAAGGACATATACGATTAAAAACTAGTTTGAAATTATAGGTGAAAATACATGAGTTTTAAACTTATGTCCTAAAAATGCCCCAAATTTCATTTCTCAATTTGTGGGACATTTTTGTTTTTAAACCACTTTCAGACCAATTTTGTTGGCATTAACAAAATTGATAGCAACGCACTTTTAAGTAATAATATTTCAGAGCAAGCAAAAACCTGCAAGCCTGAGCCTGCGGGTTATTAAGAAGAAATATAGAATCTCCTTTCTTTATTTAAAATTTATTTTGTGGTGATAAGTCCATCAGGTAATACATCAAATGCTGGTTTATCTGAACGACTACCATCTTCGTTGACATAGTACCAGCCTCCTTCGACTTTAACAAGTTCTTTTGAAGACATTTCGCCGTTCTCTTCTTTGAGATGGTATAGTTTGTCCTTGTATTGAACCCAGCCAGTAACCATTGCTCCTGAAGTATCAAGATAGTACCACTTACCATTCACAAGAACCCAACCAATGGCCATGGCGCCATTTTCTTTTAGATAATACCACTTACCATCATCCTTCAACCAGCGAGAAGCTATTGAATAACCTCTCTCGTCGAAGTAGTACCAGATACCATCAATCTTTTCCCACTCCTCTTTTGGATAAGCACCATTGGGGTATTCATACCACCATCCAGTATCATTTCTCTTCCATTTTGGCTTAGCTTCTTCATCATCATCTAGTAAAACAATATTCTTGTCGTACGGATTTGAAGAGTATTGCCACCATCGGATACCGTCCATAGATGGGAAGTATTCAAAATTAGCTGTACCATCATTCAAGCCATAGCCTGCAATCCAAAGAGAATTAGGGAACTCAGCAAGAATCTGCTGATAGTCAATGTTATTGAGCGTGAACGGCTTATAGCTATAATAAATAGGTTTATATCCAGCATCAGCAAGAATCTGCATGAAACGCAAGCAGGCATCAGTATTCGCTTGCACGTCGTCGCTTGCGTGGTCTTCGTAGTCAAGCACAAGATACTGAACTTTTTTGGGAACGTTATCAAGGAAGTAGCGTGCCTCTCGTTCGGCTTCTTCGATGTCACCTCCAAACCACGCAAAGTGGTAGAATCCGATAGGGTTTGACTGCTCAACCTGAGCATGTCGGCAAGGGTTCAGATAGCTTGTACTTTCAGAAATTTTGATAATGGTATTCTGTGTACCCATATCCTCCAAAATGTCTGTAATATCGTATCCATTATGACTGGATACGTCGATGAATAAGTCGTTTTTCTTCATTTTTCCCTCCTAATCCTCGCTTGGCTCTTGATAGTCAAGAGCACGTTTGCTGTCAGAAAGCCCAGCAGTTGTCGGGTCGTTGACAACACCAATAAGTACAAGGATGTAAACAAACGTGTTCACACCATCTTGGATATTCTTAGGGATATCCAATCCAAATTGTTGAGCCATCAAGAAGATAGCACCAAGCAAAGCAATAAGTGTTGCTTTGTTTTGTAGTCTAAGTTTCCAGTTAATTTTGTTCATTTTTAGTTCCTCACTTCTAGATTTACATATTTATTGTAGAGGCTATCGATGTATCCGTTGCCTCCTAACTTCTTGTAGCTTGAGTGCATTTTATGCACGATGTCAGACTCATGGACTGTTGTATATCCACGATTGATTGCCGTAGTCATGTCTCTTTCAAGTCTCAGATACATTGTGACTAGATGAGCCTCATCATGTACTACTAGCTTATCGTTAACTTCACTTATCTTCCTGTTGTTATCCTCTCCGACAACTCGAATGTCATTCACTGATGATTGGATGGTGCCTAGCTCATCTTTTAGGTCATTAAATTGTCTCTTGTTCAAATCTCCTGATTTACTAGCACGCATTCCAAACCAGCCAGTAGCGATGACTCCAATCGTGGGAGCAAGTTGAGCGATAGCGTGTATCATTTTTTCAAAGATATCAACCCATGTCATAACCTCCCCCTTGTCTAATCAATACGAGGCATGACCACAGTAAGTACACCTTGCTGCAGCATATCAGAGAGTGACTGGTCTTTGTAAGTATAGCCCTCTGTTGCTTGCATCTGGAACTTAAAGATAGTTAGCGTACCTTTTGGCCATTTCGGATTCGTATCGAATGGATAAGGCATGGCAATGATGTCTCCGTTTGAGTAGCGTGTACTCTTGACTAGTGGCTTAACAAATGCTGCCACCTTGCCATAGGCGTTGGTAGGCATGCCCCCGTTTTGAGAAATAGCCAAAGCGATGAGAACCTCAGTGATAGCTGAGACTGTATCCAGATTTTCCTTGTTATCAGTTGCAGCCTGTTCTACCTTTGTCATGCTCTCTTGGTTTTTCTGGATTTGCTCATTTACCTTGTTGAATTTTTCGTTTTCAGCACGGTTTGGAAAATTCTCTTGATAAAGAGCTTCCAGGGCGAGCTCGAAAAGCTCAGTGTTAGACAAGCTGATTTTATCAGCTGGTAGCAAGATAGGTACGATAGCACCATCTGCATTGACTAATGTGACCTTTGTAGCGGATTCTTTTCCGCTGCCATCATATTCCAAGGACTTTGTCCCATATTCTAATTTCATACTTTCTCCTTTTTAAATTTTGAATGAAACGTTGTCTAGGTTTAACCATTTTTCGTCAACGTTTCCCTTTACAACTACGTTACCGCTCGGATAGATACCTAAAACAGCAGAGCCATAGTCATTGTTTAAAGCGATTTTGAATAGTGTTGTGGATGGTCTGAAATTTTCAGGCAGAGTAAAGATAATTGACTCACGGGTAGTCTTTCCGCCTTTACAAGTTCCTTTTAAATACACAATACCGTCAAAAGTTTTTGAAAATTGGACATTCCCATAGTCCCTATGATGGCTCCACCCATTTTGTAAATTGGCATTTTGCCAGGCTGTCGGATTGCTTTCTGATTTTAGCAAAGCTACATAGTCAGAGTTGTTAGTGGATTTTGATTGCTGCACTAGATAGCGCCATGGCCTCCAGGTGTTATCAAAACCATTCTCCCTAACTGCCATGTATCCCATTGATGTTGTAAACCGCTGAATAGCCTCTACTGAGTTTGGGTTAGGTCTGAATACTTCTAACATCCCCCAAGCGCCAAAAGGATTGTTGGGAGAAGTTCCGTCTATCCACCAATGCCCAGTATTTGTCATTGAGTTGAAATCTTGTTTGATGAGTTTTCCAAAACCTCTATTATCTGTAAGCTGATACTGCTGAATAGGTTTGTCATCGGCAAAAATGTCGCCCTTGACATCCAAAGCACCACGCTCTCTGATTTTGTTGACCCCAACTCCTGACCTGTCATAAGACAAAACCACGCTTTCTGTGGCCACGTTGACCATGAAATCAGACCGTGTGAATTTGTCCTCTAACGTGCCTATGACAACCCATGACTGATTAGCTAGATAATTGCCTGCAAGATTAGCCTGAGAATTGACTAGGTTTGAGATACTTGTCCAGGATCCAGTGGCTGGTCCTGTGTCTACTTGAAAGTTAGTAGTCCCAAGTCGAGCGACCTTAAAAGTCAAGGTCATTGAGTTCTTTTGACTTCCTGCCACCGTCAGAGAGGCGATTTTGGCATTTCTCGTAGCGGTCAATGTGCTAGAGGTTGAGCCTGTTCTTGCTATGCTAAAGCTCAATGCTGGAGCAAAATATTCAAGCACGGTCACGGATACCTCTCTAGTATCCGACCATCTACCACGGCTGTCAGATACACTAGCTCTGATTTTGATGGTGCCGTGATAATTCATAATGCCCAGACTTCCACCATTAGAACTTGTAGACTGGTTCTTGCCAATAATCTCAGCATAGTATCCAGTGATGGATGAGCCGTAGGAGCCGACTGCACCATTAAAAGCTACCTTGATGTTAGAGATTACCTGGATGAACGTATCAGATTTAGGGATGAGGTTTTGAGCCGCACCATTTAGGTCCGACAGGGAAACTCCTGTAAATGTGGGTTTCACATTTGCTGGCACGCTTGCCGTGAATGTGGTTGACTGTGTGCCTGTCTTGGTAGAGCCTGAGTAGGTATCGACAAAGACAGTCCCTGTGCCACTCGCTGAGTTTGGGATGTCATTGGCAAAGTCAAGAGGGATCGTCCACGTTGCGGATGTGTCCACATTCGTTGCAATAGTTCCACTTTTGCCAGCCCAGGCATAGCGCACTGCGTGCTTAAAGCTGGAGCTCTGACGGTTGATGTTGATAGTAACCGCACTACCAATGACTCCAGCGCTCACGCTTACAGAACTTGAGCGTGGGATAGTCGTTAGGCTGAGACTTGCTGATACTGTGATAGTACCATGCAGGCCATTATTCGGATTGAACGTGCATGATATAGGTAAGGTCTTAGTCCCATCTGCATTGTGGCTGATTGTACTTGACCCACTAGCAAGCGTGTACTCCTCACCTGATGTCTCCCACGTCGGATAGCTATAATGCACATTACTGCCATCCAGATTAAGAGACAGCGTACTATCTCCTTGATGGTTATGAGTATAGTAGGCGCCTGTACGGCTAACTGTCATCCGCCAGTTAACGGTTGAGGTATTAGCTGTGATACTCTGAGAGCCCTGCTCTACATAGACATTGAGATACAAGCTCCCACTTGAATTACTAAACTTTGCCATTTAGTCTACTCCTTTCTAACCGACATAACGAATGACATTCATATCAGGATTGATATGATACTGCTCTTCTCTAAATCGTCCTATTTGGATAGTCTTAGAGAAAATACCATTTTCAATGTGGATAACCCCTTGACTGATATACATAACCTCTACACCAGCGCTAAACATTGAAATTCGTCCGTTAGGGTTGAACATCACGCTAGAGCTACCGTCATTCTTACCAATTACAAAGCCTTCATTACTAGAGCTCATGTAAGTATCAATGAAATTCCAGCGGTCAGATAATTCTCCAAGATCCTTAGCGATGTTAGAAACACGCTGACTAGCTGAAATCAAATCTTTCTCAGCTTGCGCCCTTGCGGTCTCATTTGCGTTGACAAAATCCTTGTAAGCCTTTATCCAATTATCAAGCGTATCAGCGCTAGCTTTAGCCTCGAGCTCAGCCTGGATAATTCCAGCCTTTTCATTGAGAGCATTGAGTTGCTCCTGAGTCAATGCTTGATCAGCTTTAGAGTTGATAGTCTCTTGCACGTCTTCGTCTGACAATCTAAAATCAGTCATTACATTGCCAATTTCAAGCTGAACATCTGTAACATACAGATTGACAATTTTGTCATATCCAACATAGAGCATGACTCTGATTTCATCAAAAGGTATATCGTGCTTTGCTGAGAGAGAAAAACGCTGATACTTGTCAGTGATTTGGGAAGCAGGTATATCAAGCCATGATTGTCTAGCTATGACACCATCTTTTATAAAATGGAGTCCGATATGAGCCTCTTGAGGCGCTCCGTCTTTCGCAAACGATGCTGAAATTGTGACCGGAGCACCTGCTGGTTGAGGTAATAGAACTTTTTGATATATCCCTTTCCATCGTGGGATAACCGTATCATTTTCACTAAACATATGTAAGCCTGACTTACCTTTATTAGATGCAGAGTGAGTGAAATTATACGCTAGTCCATTTACAGACATTTTGCCCCATTTATTCTCCCCAGAGAGAAATGAGGCATTTCTGATATAGTTTTTTCCACCTACCTGGACATTATCAAAGAGAGCTGTCCACTTGTACCTTGCGGGGTCTTGACTATCCGCCTCAGTGAAATCCGTTAGCGTCCCTAAATAGCGCTTATTTGTGCTATCAGTTGTACTGAAACCATCACGTCCATCAGCAGAGTTAGCCCAAGCACGGTGAAAATAGGGAGTACGACCATCTGCTCCAGGTTTACCTGGAATACCTTGAGGGCCATCCTTACCGTTTAAGCCATCCGATCCTCTCCACCTCGTCCATCGATAGTCAGCAGGATTGACGCTATCAGTTGAGTTAAAATCAACATAGACCCCTATATAGGCCTTGTCAGCCTTAGTCTGGCTAAATCCACTACCTGAAATAGAGTCAGCGTAGGCAATGTGAGTGTACTGTGTACGTCCGTCCGCTCCTCTAACTCCTGGAATACCTTGGTCACCCTTAGCACCTTGCAAGCCTTGGAGTCCTTGTAAGCCACGTTCTCCACGCTCACCTTTCTCCCCTCGGTCTCCTTTAGGGCCTATTGCTCCCTGTGGTCCAGGGTCACCTTTCGGTCCTGTGTCCCCTTTTTGACCTTGCAGGCCATCAGACGTATTGATAAGAGTCAACTGCTCAGAGGCTACCTCTTTGTTATCAACCCATGCTGACACCGTCAAAACCATCTTTTGGTTGATGTCAGAGGCTCGGACAATGTAACTAGAGCTTGTAGCTTTGATTACACCATCCACAACCCAGCGCCAGCCACTATTGATGACTTTGTTCCCTTTCATAAGAGTAGGGGTCACAATGGTCTGGCCTTGACCATTTTTAAAGGCTATGCCGTTGTCTGTAGCAAGTTTGATAGTGTAGGGCTTAGCGTCCTCTATCATCCTGTCTAGCTGTTGCTGAATGCCCTGAGATAGACGATTTTCAAGCGCCTTAGCATTTGAAAAAGTCGTTTTATTGTTTCTAGGGTTGGTAAAGCTGATGACTTGCTCAGATACCCTCATCTCAAGCAAGAGAGTAGGGCTAAAGCCGTCATCATAGACTTTGACTGTGTCTCCTATTTCAAGATCTGCAAAACCCTCAGCCTCGTAAGTTACTGCTGGGTAACAGTTCTTTTTGAGCTCACGGTAAGCTGTTGAGCGGATGACCTCAGGATTTGAACTCTCTACAGTCATGTCCTTACGAGTCCACTGGTCACGGTCACCTGTTGAAAGCGTGAAAGTAGACGGATACATCTGCATTGAAAGAGGGGCATACAAAGCAGCCCCTGACTGGTAGAACTCACGTTCTCCCTTTGCATTGTTGACAGACCAAGGGCCAAGCCCTCTAATATCAACTACGTTGCCTTTGTCATCTTTACCCGTTGGGACAACCGTGTTATAGATCCCAGTTTTGTCAATAGTCCTAGTGATTGTCTTGAGGTTTTTCCCATACTTCAAGATAGTTGGACTAATTTGACCTACCCCCTGGTGGCTATCGTCGTGCTCATGATATACATTGACTGTAAATGACTTGATGGAGCTGTCAGCGTTGAGACGTGTGTCAAACTCAATTTCTGCGCCAAATTTCTTAGCCAGACTAAGTAGTCTGTTGAGTTTGGTGTCTGTGCCCTCCCACTCAGCAGAGATTTTCTTATTAGCAACCTCATTGATACCGATTTTCAAGAAAGTATAGTTGAGCAAGTCCATTTCCTCACAAAATTCCTTAAAGCTCATGGCTTTAGGGGACTTGTAAGGAATAGAGTACTCATTGATCAGCTCAAGGTTTAGGTTGATACTATAACACTTGATAACTTTCTCATTTTCCTCAATTTTTCGGATTGTATGCAGGTAAGTTCTGCCCTTGTATCTGAATGAAACAAAGGCTTTCTCATTGAGAGAGTTATAGGCCCTCTTTTTGCCTACATCTGAGATAATTGCCTTTTTAAAGACTGTAAAATCAAAGGTACTAGAACCAGTTTCCAGGTATCTTGTCCAGATGTCATTGAAATAGTTCAATGTATCCTGTTTGTTATTGTCGATAAAAGCCACTTTTCTCAAATTTGAGTCATGTATTGTCAATAACATTGTTATAGATACCTTTCTTTAAATTCTACTTTGACAGTGGGTTTGGTCTTGACCCAACTTGAGCAATAGACTTCAAGCTGACTGTTTCCAGGTGGAATAGTCAAGAAACTTGAGCCATCCACTACATCCACAATCTTCTCAAGACCGTCCACAGTGACAGTGTCATTCTCGCTGTTTAGCACGACATTTGAACCGATTGGATAACGGTTAGGCACATCTCCTATTGTTGGGACAAAATCCTTACGGTATAAGAGTTCATCAAGATAGATGTGAGCCAGGATAGGCTTGTCATGATACGCTCCAAGCATGACGTGGATTTTAGCTGACTTTCGGCCTTTAATTTCAGGAATGATAAAGCTGTAATGAGAGCCTTTGTAGTAAACCTGGAGCCTGTCATCATTGCGCTTGAGTTCAAACTGACCTTTGGTTGATGAAAAGGGGTTTAAATCACTGCCAGAGGTGCCTATGAAATTCCAGCACTTAAGAAAGTAATAGCTCCCCTTTCCATCAGAACCAAACACATTAAACTCACAATCCTGTCCTTGTGTTCGCTTGAATGTTTCAAAACCATACAAAAACTGACCATTTGTGTCTGATACTGTAATCTTGATAAATCCATATTGATTAGCTGCATTAGATACGAATATCTGTTTACCTGTGATGTAGTCATCAAGCGAGCCAACAGCGCCAGCGCTGTCTATTGGGACGTCCCATGATAGAGATGTAGCATAGTTCCCATATTTGCCAGGTGTGGTTTGATCTTTGAGTCTAATGTGTTTCTTATTCCACAATGTAGTTAGCTCAGAAGCCCCTACCACATTCTCGCCATTATCGTTAGTCACAGCCTTATTTTTAGTAGCTCTTGCAAAACCGTTTGAAATTCTATCTTCTCTAAAATCAATCAATACCTCTGACCGCTTAACTATGCCTATATCAACCTCTTCACGATCACCAACCTCAAGAGCTCCACTAGCATTAACTAGACCAATATAGCCGTTCTCGGTGTTATTCTTAACCGTAACGACAGGAAAAGCTGGGACGTTGCCATTATTGACCAAATTAAAAACAACCTTGTCAGGTTGCTCTTGTCCGTTATCAAAGCGCCTATAAGTCGTGCCATGTGCGACACCGTCAGGAACAAGAATCTCAAACTCGCCCTTTTGAAGCCATCTAGCTACGTTATCGACATCCACAGAACCAATGACAAGTCCCATATAGTACTTGTCAGGCTCGTCTGAAATATCAATACGAACTGGCTTGTCGGTGTTCAGGATTGTAGCTAAGGTGTGCTTGGCCAATTCGGTATCCCTAGCCGTTTTTTTCTGAACGGTAAACTTAACTTTGATTTTTTTAGGTCCGGTTCTTACTTCTTGGACGTTTACGCCCAAAAAAGGGGCGTCATTTGTTGTGACGTCCCTTTCGTTTCCTACCGGACGAATTACTTCGTTGATTTTTATAACCTCAGAGAGGTCATGATTGTTATAGATAACTGTGTCCATTAAATAATCCCTCTCATCATGTTATCGATCATGAGTTGGTCGTTTTGGTAATCGGTCATCTTTTGGCCGATTTGACCGACAAGCGCTCCACTTTCCATCATCAGACTGACTGGACGTTTTACTGCCCTTTCAGCTACTTCCAGGGCTTGTTCTACAAGATGGTTAGATTTTTCTTGTACGACCTTAACGCTCGTTTTAAGCTGACGGTCAAGATCAGATTTGACCTGAAGTGTCTTCGTAAGGCTAGCTTGACCTACTCCAAGAATGTCTTCAGGGGCAAAGTTAAAGGCTTTGATTTGGTCGAATACATCGCCCATGGCATCATCTACCTTGTGAGCATCTGCCAGGATACCGACTGCCACCCCTTGAGAAATGAAACGTCCGACGTTGTCTCTAAAACGGCGTGATGGACTGTTAATCTTAGCCTTGGCCTGTGCGGCTCTTTCAGCTTGAGCGACAAGAGCATTAGCAGCAGCCGTGACAGCTCCAAGCGCTGAGTACATACCTTGTGCTAAACCTTGACCAATCATGTCACCTACATAGCGCATAGTAGAGACGCCTCTCATTCCTGTAGACTGGATAGAGTTGACCATGGATGACATTGCTGATGTCGCCGAGCCGACTCCTGAACGGATACCATTTGTTATCCCTTCAGAAACCCCACGGCCTGCCTGTTGGCCTGCTTGCGTCATCTGAATTGACGACTGCAAAATTACAGTCACAATCAATGCCATGTTTGACTGAACTGATGACACGGCCTGAGTCATTGCTGAAGCCATACCTGAAGCAAGCTGAGAAATGGCCGATGTAGCTGATGAAGCTGAAGCGTTAATCATCGTTAGAGTAGAAGACATCGCTGAAGCCCCACTTTGAGCCACCATCATAGCATTAGCTAGAGCCACCAAACCTGTCTGAAGCGCCATTACACCAGATACAGAACCAGACAAGCTTGCAAATGAAGCCATGACCGATGTAGCAAACGTGCTCATCGAAGTTCCAGCGCTTGTCAGTGTTTCTGGCAATGTGCTAAGGTTAGTGCTTAGTGATGATAAGGCCGTAGGTAATGATTGCAAGGCTACACTTGCAAGTTGAGCTGATATAGCTATCAAACTCAACCCAGTCCCTGCTTGTTGCAACCCAGGACCTGCTGAAGCAATGCCAGAATTGGCAATAGCTGTCAATCCTGTTGCCACTGTTGCCAATGTTCCAGCTAAATCTAGCAGCCCTAATTCAGTGAGCATCGAAATCCCTTCAGCCATGTATTTGACTCCAAGGCCTGCGTTTAAGGCGGCGTTACCGATACTATCAAAGATTCCAGCTACACCGTCAAGCACATTACGAATGGCAGAGCCAAAGGACTCAACTACACTACCAGCACTCTTCAAGATAGAGCTCACTTGTTCTCCAAACGTTTTCAAGAGGTTAGACAAGCTATCAATGATAGGGCTAATCTGAGAGAACATGCTACTAAATGAAGAAACAATATCTGCAATTGACGGAGCAATCGCAACTACCATTTCGGTTATAGCTGGAGCAAATGGAGCTATCGCTTCGACAATTTGAACGATAGCGTCAGCAATAATTTGAACTACTGAAACGAACGCATCACTTATAATCTCGACGATTGGAGTCACTGCTGTTGCAATTCCTGAAATGGCTTCACCAAGAGCTGTGATAAACGGAGCTGCCGCTCCCATAGCTTCACCAAATGCAACGACAAGAGGAGAGAGTTGAGCTAAGGCGCTTGTTACATTTGGAAGAACTCCTGAAACTGTAACAATAGCCTGGGCAAATGTGCTGATGATTGCAGTAGCAACAGTAGCAAATGCCTGCCCAACTGCGTTAATGATTGTAGCCACTCCTTCGCCTTGACTAGCAATGAGACTTAAACCTGCCGCAATAATAGCCACTCCAGCACCGATTCCGACTGCTGCAATACCAATCGCTCCGCCAAGAGCAAGGATATTCCCAATCCCAGCCGTTCTCAAAGCCAATCCAAATGCTCGGATGACCGGAGCCAATCCAGAAAGAGCAATTTTGATACCTTCACCAATTCCTGTCGCAGCCGTTTTGATTGCTGTTCCTGTTGTTTTGATTAGAGTTGAGATTGATTTGAAGATTTGAGCGATTGCGCTTTTCGAGCTCGTTGCACCCTTCACAACTTCGTCTGCCCCTTCTTTAGCACCTTTAGCGAATAAGCCAAACGGATTAAAGCTCTTCAAGAAATTAAATGCCTTGAAAGCGACTAGAGCTCCTCCAATCCCTGCAATCAATCCTCTCCAGACATCTGCACTAATTGATTGAGTTAATTTTGAAATCCAGCTCACAATCATTGAAATAGCGTTCACGACGTGCCCAGCGGCTGCGCCTACGATATCCCAAGGAATAGCATCGCCTAACTTAATAGCAAGATCTAAAGCTGCATCCGTCAAATCTTTAAATGCTTGATAGGCGTTCTTGATTGCTCCTGTTTCAGAGAAGGCTTCTAGTGCAAACTGAAAGGCCATAGCCATATTCTGGATGATGACGTTAACTGTTTGAATGACATTCCCAACACCTTGGATAACATTGCCAAACCCATTGGATTCGCTTGTCAGTTCTTCAAAGAGCGACTGGATTGTCACAACAACATCTCGAAAAGTGTCCTTGATTACGTCAAAGACACCCTCATCAACTCCGAGCGAAGCAAACAGCGATTTGAACCCTTGTTCAATCTTTGGCCCAGCTTCTGCCAAGGCTGTATCGATAGCTTGAGGGAGTTGCTTCATAATATTTCCAACCATCGGCAAGAAATTGCCTAAAAGGAATGTTGAGGTGCTAGAGATAAGTGCCTTTAAAGACGGTCCAATATCTTCTCCAAGCGTCAAATTTGCCAAGAAGTTGGATGCCGAAGCCTTCATTGCTGCAAACGAACCGCTGAATGTAGTCTGCGCTTCTTGTGCTGCGACTCCTGCGACTCCCAACTCTTGTTGAACTAGGTCGATGGCTTCTACGATATCTGCAAAGTTGTTGATATCAAACTTCTTGCCCATTGCTTTTTCTAATTTGCTGGCGTCTTTAAGAAGTCGCTCCATCTCTTGCTTTGTACCACCATAACCTAGCTTCAGGTTATCTAACATGGTATAGTTCTGCTTAGCAAAACCCTGAAACGTCTGTTGGATTGAACCAATATCTGTACCCATTTTAGCTGAGTTGTCAGCCATGGCCATGATAGCCTTGTCTGCCATTTGTGCAGCCTTCACAGCATCACCACCAAGCGCTTGTTTCAAGCTGGCTCCAAAAGAAACAGCTTGCTCTGCGTATGTATTAGCAGAGATACCAGCTGAAGCCGCCGCGTTCGCATATTGCTTTACAGACTCAGCTGCAGTCGTGTAGAGCGTATCAACACCACCAAATGATTGTTGGAGCTTGGCCCCTTCATCAAGTGCTGTAGCAAACACACCTTTTATAGCATTTCCAAGAGATTGAATCCCAGAAATCAGCGCACCGCTGACAATGTTAGCTCCTAAAACTGACTTAAAGACCGAGCCTAGTTGCATCCCGCTTTCTGTCAGTCCGCCAACCATTCCTTTTAGACGTGCTATTCCTGATTGAGCTTTGTTGCCATCCATATCAACTTGGATGACCACTTTACCATCTGCCATTTATGCCTCCTTTCTATTCGTAATCTTCGTATTCGCCATCTTCTTCATCGTAATCATCATCCGGAAGCCGATACTCTTTTTGTAGTTCTCGCATCTTATCAATGTACTCCTGACTGTCGCCTTTTTGCGGTTCATAAGAGCGAATTTTCACGACTTCTACAAATTTGGTTCCTTCAGGCAAGCCAACAATTAGAGCATTGAATTTCTTCCAGTGCAACTTACCGATTTCTTCGATTAAGTCGATTCTGTAAGCTTGCATGAAAGAAGCAAAGATATAAGCTCCGTCATGTTTCACGTTGTAGAGTCTTTTCTCCGGCTCTTTCGATGTTGAAGATTTCATAACATTGCCTGCCAAGTCGTACTCAACATCGTCTTCTTTTTCTGCTGTTTGGATGTGCTCCTCAAAAATTGTCTGAACAACTTCCAAAGCCTCCTCGAAACTTAAAAAATCAAAAGAAACACCCGTCAGGATCCGCAACGCTAAAAACGGGCGCATGAATTTAGGAATATCATCGTCTTTCCATAATTCAAAAACTTTCAAGACTCTATCGAACGATAAGAGCAGAGGGAAAGTCTGTTCTTTGCCTTCAATTTCTAGAACAAGCTCATCAACTAGCTTTCTAGAAATATCTAACATGGCATCACGCTAGATATTTCTTGAAGGCATCTTCTGAATTGCGCTCTTGATATTCTTTCTGAATCCCAAGGACGGCCTGCATCAGATAGTTAAATGCGATAGTGGTATCTTCGTCTGCGAATTTATAGACTTTTTCAAAGGCTTCCGAACCGAACAAACGAGTCCAGCCGTCCTCAACGACTTCCTTGCCTTTTTCTGCGATTTTCTCGTCAGAAAGCTTTTCAATTTTCTTCCAGCTCTTTGATAAGTCTTCGCGGAACTTATCAAGTTCCTTCACGCCCTTGTCATTTGCAATGTATTCCAGCTGAAATTCTCCGAAATCAATAGGAATGATATTGCTTAATTTCTTAATTACGACCATTGTTTTTCTCCTCTTTTCAAAAATAAAAAGGCGTGATATTTCACGCCTTAGATTATCCTGGTACTACTGTTGATTTCTTAGGTTTACGGGTCCATACGACCTTAAACTTAATACTTTCATTCTCTGACGCTTCACCGTCTCCGATTTCAATACCAGAAAGACGAGCTGGTCCCTCATACTGGGTCTTACTGGTCGAGTCAACTTCTTTGTACCAGATCAAAAGCTCATCGCCAACCGCATCCTGTTTCTCCGCAATAAAGTTCTGCGCCTTGTCGTCTGTATCACGAGCACCCTCAAAAGAACGACCTCGTGTTTTTGCGATCACTTGCTCTTCAGGTGTTCCGTCACCAGAAAAGTCGGTAAAGTCGTCTGTCTTCTCGTTATTTTCTGGCGATGATTTCTTAATCCCTTTAGCAATCCAAAGGTACTCTGTCGCAGTTGGCGGAGTGTCCGGAGTCGCTTCTTTGTAAGGGCCGATGTAGTGTTTACGTTTTACGTTTTTATTTTTAACCATTATTCATTCCTTTCAATTTCAAGGCTGGCAGTTACGTCCAGCAAGTAAATGTAAAAGCCTTGCTCGTCTAAATCGTTTAAGTAAGGCTTGTCGACTTTCAGACCTAAAAATTCGTAAGATCCATTCTTACTTGGCAATTCTAGGTCCATTTTTGACAAGGCAGCGTTAATCTGCCACAGTGTATTATTGTTTAATTCCTGATCTCGTGACTTGATAGCAATTTCAAAAGGCAATCTGACTGTTTGAGTTCCAGCCATGTCCTCGTCTACCACTTCTCCGCCAGGTAGCGGATAAAGGACCAATCCCTCTTTTTCGGCTAAATAACCGAGCTTAGACGGAATTTTGTCTTGGATGCCTTTGATATGCTCAAGCAAGACATCTGCAAAATCATTTTTTTGAATCATTTCACTCCCATCGCTTTCGCTCCGACTTCAGCCCAATTCTTAGCATATAGAGCTGAGGCCTTTTTATCCCACCTTGGACCAGTTCCAGGCGTTGGCCGTTGACTCAGCAACTTCTCCTTGTTAGCAAAGAAAAACCTTCTTTGTTTTTCAGAAAAGAATCCTTTTCGCTTCTTGCCATAATAGAGCAATCTAGCGTAAGGCGTCGCATAGACAATCGAATCTTGCCGAACATGTCCACTAGACCGTAGGTCTCCTCTTCGTTTTGGGACGAATCGCTCCATGTCCATCAGCATCTGGTTAGCAATAGCTAACTTCCCTTTTGCGAAATTCTCTGGAGATACTTTTTTCTCAATTCCTGATAGGTCAATCTTTACATTAACACCGCTCATCAAATCACCTCGATTTCATAAGCTAGTAGCTTCTTGGTTAGAGGATGATATTGAGGGATGATGTTCTTAACAACATAGCTGACTCCGTCCTCTTCGACAATGCCACCGATGAAACTCTTGTCGAGCGCCACAGAGCAGTATTTGTGATAGACAATCACAGTCGAGGAATTGGACTCGCTACGATGATTGCCTGTCCCAGAATGAGAATAAGACCTATCGAATTTGCAAGGGGACAATAAAAGAGGGTCAGAGTAAGTCTCTTTCCCCCAGTCGTCCTCTCCGATTGGCTTCTTGATAGTCACAGAATCAGATAGCATTCTTTTATCTATCATAATCAACCCTCGCTGAGCCAAATCCAGCCATTCTCAGCCAGTTTTCAGCATCCTTTGATAAATTATACCTTTCTGCTAAAGAAAGCGAATTTGAGCCATTCTGAGAACCTGAGCGATAACTTATAGATGTCCGTCCTACTGACATGCTGGCAATGGATTGCTTGTCCTCTGCCGTCATGATGCCAGAACTATCCAAATAAGCAATCTGGAAGGCTGTAGCAAGTTTGACTGCCTTCTTGCGAGCTGTATTGTCATCAACAAAGCTATTTAGAGAATAGAAATCCCTGATGTAAGCATCGATAGCGAGTTCAGCACGCTTTAAAAGCTTGTCAAAGTCGCCCTCAACCTCAAATCCGAGCTTATCGAACTCCTCTTTCGTTAAGTAAGTCATCTAATCACCTCCTTAAAAGGTGGATGCCCCCACCTCAAATAGATCTTGCTTAGGCTCTTCAATGAGTTCAAGGCAATCTTCACCAACAACCCCATTAAACAGGCTATTAATTCGATTAGCTTCGTCTTGCTCTAGATCGTACTCTTGACCTTTGTCAAAATGACGGTCAGACTTAGCAAGATATACGTTCAATTTTGCTTTAAACTTGGCCATTTAGCACCTCCAAAAGCTCGTCTTTGGTCTTGTTTGAATAGCCCTCAAACCCTCGCTCTTTCGCAAGAGCTTTCAGCTCTGCTAAAGTCATTTCCGTAAGCGAATGAGTAGCCAAAATCTCTGAGATTTGGCCATCTTCAATCACTTCTTCAAATCCATCAGCGATTAGCTGAGCTTCAAGCAAGCCGCCCTCTTGCACAGTGTAGACTTGATTTCCTTTTTCGTATTTACGCATTTTCTACCTCCTTAATTAAGCAGATTTGTGAGAAACATAGACACCGTCTTGTTTTGATTGCAAGACGAAAAGGTCATGGTAGAGACGGTTTTGATACAAGTATCCGTCGCCTTCAGTGTGTTGACCTGGGGCGAAGAGATAGATAGAGTTGAATTTAGCCTTGGCAATTACTGCAGGCTTAGCAACGATCAAGAAGTTAATGTCTTTACCATCTGAAGCCTTAACAAAGCCTTCGGTGAAGTCAAACTTAGTCTTGAATCGTGCATCATCCCAAACTTCAATAAGCTGAACTCCGTCAAGTGAAGTGACACGAGTATCAATGCCTTGAGGTGATGTAGTAGCGATTGAGCGTGTGAACTCTTTAGAGCGTTCCAAGAAGTCCATAACCTCGCTAGAAACATACATAACGATGTTTTGAGCGCCATATTTACGAACAGGCAAAAGGGCAGCTTTCAAGCGTGAGTAGATATTCACTTCTGACAAATCGGTTTCAGACTTGAAGTGACTGTTTGTGATAGCTTCTGTAGCAATTTTAGAGAAGCGATAAGCGTCCACTTCGGGAGTTGCGTGTTCTGTGATGAATGTGTTAGATACGTTAGCAGCTGAAAGCTCTTGGTTCGTTTCGTCAACGTCTGCAGCATCTACGAAGAACTCGACGTCACGGTCAAATCCTAATGTGTAAACTTTCTTGTCGTTTGAAACTGTACCAGAGTTGTAGCCTTTAGAGCGAGTGTGCGCTTTGTAGCCAGTCACTGAAATTATAGGCAACTCGAAAGACTTAGCGCCCAACCAGTTTACTTGTGGCGTTTCCAAAATACTTGTGAGCGCGCCTTGCATCAATTTCTTTTCAAAGGTGCCTTCGTGTTTAGTGATGTAGTTAATTGTCATTGATCATTCTCCTGTTAATTATTTAGTCCGAGAGCCTTCAAAAAGGCGTCTTCTTGGTTCGTTCCAGCCGTCGGATTTCCTCCGGCCGAAAATGTCGGTTTCTTCTCCTCTGGTTGTTCTTTGCGACCAAATTGAGGGTATTTCTGCAATATTTGGCCGATAGCATCCTCGATAGACACCTCATCGGATACCAAACGCGCAGACAGAGTGATGACATCGTCCACAGACTCGGCATTTACTCCTAAAGTTAGAGCTGATAGTTTCGCTTCCAGGTTCTTCTTATCTGATAAAGCATTTTCTAACTCTTTCTCTTTAGCAGCAAGCGCCTCTGACTGTTTCTCAGCCTCGCTCTTTTGTGAATCTTTCCACTCTTTGAGTTGCTGGAGTCCTTCTTTAGCGCTCTTGAAATTTTCAAACCCTAGGTCTTTGAAGATTTTCTCTTGTGCTTTTCTTGACTCCTTAGCGACAAGGCCAGTCACTTCTTCCTGAGTGAAAGTCTTGACAGATTGCTCTTGAGCTTGTGACTCAGTATTTTCTCCAGCGTTGACTGGCTGGTCAGTTGTTTGAATGTCTTCTGCCATTCTTAAATTCCTCCTAAAATTAGGTATTATCTTCCGTTCTTTACCGCCTGCGGATAAAGGCAAGCAAAAAACCGCATCAAATTTGACACGGTTTATAGTGATTTATTGCATGAAAAAAGCGCCTAGGTCAAACTAAGCGCTAGTTTTAGGTTTTCTCATAGAAAAATATCTCTCTGTAAGCTGTCGCTTATTTAATTCTAATTCAAATGCTTTAGCCTCATCTAATGAAAGTAAGTCAAGTGTAATACTTATACTCAGTAATTGTTCATCAGTAAACTCTGAAAAATCTAAAGGTTTTTCATCCAGATTTAAAGAGTCAACAAAGTTTAGAGCCTCTGACAATTCCATAATATCACTCCTCTCTTAAATTCATTTCTAAGACAATGCCACCTTTGTTTTCTTTCATACTAATTATATCATATTTTGCATTTCTTGGTATGATAATTTCAGACTCAGCGTCATTATCTGTAAAGTATATTTTACTATCCTTTGAAATGTTGATGATGGTTTTGACTTTTCTAGTTTTGAAAAAGTTATATTTTGGAATATAACTAGTTGATGTGTAAGCGGCGTTACTGAAAACAGCCTCTCCAGAGTTCAGCATATCAGATACACTATCATATTTTTTCAACAAGTCAGCATTGCTAGTAATGATTGATTTCAAGTAACTACCATCATCAAAGCGACTAACTTTTATATTTTTCAGTGTTCTATTTCTTTCAATAACTCTATCAAGCGTTGAAACCACTTTGTTTTCTTCTTTGCTGAGTGGGATGACTCCATTACTTCTGAGCGCTCTGTTAATATCAAAACTCCTATTTGTTGCTATATATCCCATACTGTCAAAGTCTGGAGCATAGATAACATCACGCTCAGTTTTTGTTATTTTTCCACCCACTTTCTTAAATGCAGGTATTTCATCCTCTTTGATGTAGTGATATTCTGACATCTTCTTCCTGAGTTTTACTTCTTTTTGAGCTTGAGAAAATGGGTCATCATAGTATTTCTCTCTAGCCTCATCCCGTTTTAGGAATTGGTGCTTATCGATGTAATCCTTCAAAGCAGCGTTCTGAGTGGCTATCTTGCTCTTGTACTTGTTTATCAGGTCATCATCGCCCAATTTCTCAGCGACGTGGAGCTTTTCCTTATTCGCTCTGATAGACCGTTCTAGCGCCCTCTGCTTGGCTTCTGCGTTGGCATTATCCATCGCTTGCTCTGGGCTAACCGAATCGACGTCCTCGCCTAAATCAGGCTTGTAGTTCGCTCCTGGGATGAACGGAGTTAGCATGTGGCCGCAGTTAATACCAAGGCACCCTTCAGGCCGACCGTAACCATAATCTGACAAAGCTAAAATCTTCTCGCCGTGTTCAACTCTAGCCCGGCCAGTCGTTACTATCTCATGCTGCAAAGGGGCGCACGACTTGCGAGCTGACGCCTTTTTTGAAAAATAAAAGGTATCAATGCCCAGCTCTTCAGCCGGTCTCGTTCGCATTTCTCGATAAGTTCGATAGGTTGTCGTCTTGATAACTGTCCGAGCATAATTGTCAATTTTCCAGTTACGCCCAGCGCTGTCCTTGAAACCCTGAAAACCTTTCTCTTGCCACTTCATGACCGTGTCAGAAATAGCCTTGTCGGCCGTAGAAAGGCCAGTGACAACTCTAGCGACAGATTGTTCAATGATGCCTTGATAAGCCCCAATAACGGCTTTAGGAAGCGTTGTATTGATTAGGTTATGGATATCTCCGACAGCTTGACTTGCATAATCTGCAAGGATTTCTTGAATGTGATTGCTATTTCCTGCAGATCCACGCCCTAAATCTTCCATGAGTTGTTGCTTCGTGTCCGTGTAGAGCTCCAAACCCTCATTTTCGACGATATAGCGTAGTTGCTCTTCAGCTACTCCAGAGTATTTAGAAATTAGCTTCAGGTTCTCCTCGTTCAGCATGTGCATCTGTTGCATCTTCTCGAGTTGCCAGATGTACGGTTGCTTATCAAGATAGACCGTGCCACGTTCCGTCACACGTTCGACCACATTGTCAAATAAGTCCAAGGCTAACTGATGATAGATGTCTGCGACATTGCTTGCTTGAAGCAGCAGTTGCTCGTCATTGAACTGGATTGGTGGTCTCTTCTTTTTTCCCATGGATAGCCTCTCCTATCTCTTCTACCATTTTTTTTGTTAGTTTTCTCTGTTCTAGTGAGGGGCTTTTAAGTCCTATAAACGACCTTAGATGTTGAGTTAGGTTCATTTAATCATTCTCCATAGATATCAATATCCTCTTGTGTTCGCTGGCTGTTAGCCGTGTCCATCGTCTCCTGATTGATTGCCTGAATCATCTTCTTAGCGTCAAGCTCTGACATATTGAATGCTTTTTGAATAGCATGAGCCTTGCTGACAATGCCACTGGCCAAAGCCTTGGTCCAATAGTCAAGCTCATTGTTCTTGTCAGTAAAGACTCCATCGTCCAGATTGATTGCAATCTTCTCCATTTGAGGAATTGGACCGCTATACAATCCATAAAGGCTCCCAAGCTCGCAGATTGAGATAATCAATTCTTTCAAAGATTGCTCTACCAGACTGACAATGCTGTTTCTCATTTGGTAAGTATCAGAGTTTTCAGAAACGACCTCTGTCGCAGTCTTCAAGCTCTGCCCGTCAAATGTAAACATTCCAGCAGAAACGCCTAGAAGCATCTCAAAGAGCGCTAGACCCTCGTTAATGGTCTTGATGTAATCATCTGCCCTGATTGCTGTCGTCAGGTCTGTGATGCTTCCTCCGTCCATGTCGTTAGTAGACAGGCGTAAGTAGACGTTTTGCTCTGTGTCAAAGCGTTTGACAAGTTGGACGTCTCCGTCTTTATTAACTATTCGAGTCTCTGTGAGGTTCTCAGGAACAGCCACTCGACGTTGGCCCATTTTGACTTCCCACTTGAACTCATCATAAGTGGTATTGATGAAATCAATCGTGCTTTTGGCGTTATCGAATATTGATAGACCAAGAGGTGAATTGATGTCCTTGTTATTCATTCCAGGAGGTTTAAGGTAAGAAAAAAGCGGTCTTGTTAGACCGTTTAGTTCAACTTGTTCTTCTAGATCCTCATAGACTTCTGCCAAAGGCACACGCCCTCCGACTTGCTCAGAACTTTCAGACCTGTATAGCTCATTTGAAATGATGTACTTCCCATCCTTGGCCCATTCGTGAAACTCAATCAAAGTGTAGTAAATATTCTTCTGACCTGAAGCCTTAATCGTCTTAGTGACAATAGCAGCGCTTGAAATATCCTGCGTGTTAGATTGAAGTGGTAAAAAGACTGGCGCTTGAATGAATGACACTCTCACTCGTCCATTATCCACATAAGGCCTCATGGCAAGACCTCCAAGGGCCAAACAGCTCTCAAGATAGCGCTCAAAGTTCTTGTTAAAGCGGTCATTCTTCAAGGTTTCTTGAATGAATGTGTTTGCTTCTTTATCGTCCAATTTAATCGAAGCTTGTTCATTAAAGACCAGGCTTGCAATCTTCTTAGCAGCGGTTCGAGCGATTGGCAAATGAGTCGCTTCTCTTTGCTTCTTGACACCATCGGTATTCGTGTATGTTATCTTCTCAATGTTGCTCTGATAGTATCTTAGATTCTCATTGATTCGACGATACTCTGCGCTTGTCACTGCGATTTTAGGATGGTCTGTGATACTTGCTAGACTTTCTGTCGTCATTGCATACTGTCCTCTCTTAAATAGATTTTTGACAAATTGTATAATGCCCATTTATTGGCTCCTTGTTGCTAAAAATTGGCGTAACGCTTATAAAATACGTTCACACTATATCTAAATTCGTCCATTGCGTGGTTATCTTTGTCAATTGGCCGTCCGTTATCATCCCGGCTGTAAAGGCCAATCTCTTTCAAGAAATAGTAATGGTCATACTCTTCTTCTTGGTGATTGACAAGTAAGAACTGACCTGAAGAGATGATATTCTGGCCACGCTCAATCCCGACCTCGATACCCTTCGCCTTACTGCTGACATCATGGGCATTGTTCAAAGCCCCTCTTGTCTGAATGCCTAGCTTGTGCAATTCCTCTCGTAAGGATCTACACGCTGGGTCAATCCAGACGTCGGTATAGCGCATTTGATACTTGCTAACACACCACTGAATAAACGCTCGAAGCTCGACTGCATAGGTAGACATAGCCTTGACTTGGCCAGTCTCAGCTCCGCTATGGTAATAATGAGCTACACGATTGAGCCTAAAGAAAGTCTTGTTGTCCTCTCTATGCTTAGTAACGATGTTACAAGACATTGAGGTGGCGTCAGATTGTCCACCATCGCCATTGAAATACATTTCTATAGGTTCGCCGACTAAACTATCCTTAATGTTCTTTTCTAGGTCAAATAGGCCGTAAATAACGCCCTGAGGCATCACCCTCTGACCAAGTACGTCTCTCTTGTAGAGATAAGGATTTTTTTTAAGCGATTGAATAATAGATTGCTTACGCTCTTCAGACAGAATCGGATTGTCGTCCATGGTCCAATGGGTCCAGCGTGTGTTCTGGACATCAAATACATCCTTAATAACTGGATGTTGAGGTGCTGGAGGGTTCAGGTCAGCTAGATGATAGCGTAGTTTAGCGGCCCACGTCCGTCTGAATGCCTCCTGGATAAAATCCATGTTCAGCAAATTGATTTCACAAAAGACCACTGAACCTAAAGACATACCAGTTATAGCACCTACACTGTTTGCTTTACCGCCCCCTTTATAATAGACACGCTTAGTGCCGTTCGGTGTATCGATTAAGAGGTGGTCTCCGTGCTCATCATGCTTGATTTTGCAATTGCCATCAAAGATGTGCATCAGACCTGTACCGTCGCCATCGATAAATAGACGGTAGGCTTGTTCTTGGTTGTATGCAGCTATAAGATGGTTCTCGTCTGGTGACTCAATCAAGTATCTTGCATACCTAAAATGACCAGCGGTTGTCTTCCCGCTTCGAGGCGTGCCCTCGTTGACCTCAAGCTCATAGTTGAACGGTCTACGAATGATGTTGAGTTGTTTGTTTGAAAAATCAATCTTCAACCTCATCACCACCTTTTACCGCATTTAAGAGAGCCTCCATGAGAGTAGTATCGGACTTAGAGTCTTGATTTCTCTCAATCTTGATTTTGAGCAATTCAATCTCTTGTCTGATTTTCTCGTCAGTCAACTCGAAGTCCTTCCATGCCGTATTATTCATGCCGTCCAAAGCCGAAAGAAAGGCGTTTGAATTAGCTTGTCTAATACCTTCATTCTCGATACTTGCTCTAGCCTTATTTTTAAGCCATTCATACTCATTGAAAGCCTGCTCTCTGGACCACAAGGACATGTTAGAGAACTGTTTTAAAAGCTCGCGATACCTTAGCCTAATCTTAGCCTCTTTAAAAATCCTACTAGCCTTCACATCCACGGCTTCATCGCTCATTTTTTCAGCTTTGTAGGCTTTTCTATACGCTTGTCTTTGAGATAGCCCGGAGATTATCCCTTGGACAAATAGCTCTTGTTTTGGGGTCAATTTATCCACTCACTGGACTACCTCCTTTCGACAAAACAAAAGGGCAGGCACTTCATAGATGCCTTACCCTTAATTCTTGATGATACTATAATAGCACGTTAAAACTGCCACGCACTGCCATTTACTGCCAAAGACTGCCAAAGACTGCCATTTACTGACAGGAGCAGTCTAAATCGCGTTTAGCTTGTCTAAGTAAGCGATAGTAGGTCCTATCGCTGCAGTTCAACTCGTCCATCACTTGCCACTTGGTCATCTTATCAATATAAACCAAACTCAGTATCGCCTGACTATCAGTATTATCCAGAGAGTCAATTAACCCCTGAAGTTCTCTCTGCTTCCTGATAGCTTCAGCAGTTTTTCGTTCAATCTCGTCTTTAGCTGTTAGCAACTCAACATAGATATCATCTTGCTTTTTCTTAATTCCTCCCGAAACTTTATCAACAGAGTATTTTTGACTAGACAAGAGTGAAGCTTCAACTTTATCTCTTCGCCTAATCAAACTCGCGATATATAGATCCAAATTCCTTAAATCTTTTAAAATAGCCTTTGCCTTGCTCACTCTCTATCTCCTTTGTGATATAATAATATTATTGAGATTATAGCTGAGACAGAGAGTGTCTTGGCTTTTTTTGTTTTAGTAGCTATTGAGTATCTTGAGAGTCTCCTCATAGCTAAGTTTTACTTTGACCTTTTGCTCATCGTATGCTCCTAAAAATCTTGGAATTCTGAAATGAATGATTGTACAGCCATCAAGATATCTAGTAACCGTGTAGACATGTTTGACCAGTTCTTTTCTAAAAGAAACGTTAGGTAAAACGACTAAATCGGGTAAAGTTGTATCAGAAGGCTTTTCTTGCCTTTTCTTTCTTCCTGAATACGGATATTTTTTAGGTTTCATTGCCTGTCCTTTCAAATAATTTTCCCTTCAAATATCAGAGTGATTGTCCCTGTTCCGTCTTTATTCTTAGAGGTCAGCGCACGACAATCTGAACCGTATTCAACACCATCAATCGTGATGCTACGTTGAATTTTATTGACGTGAACGATTGTGTCGTTTGATGTTTTTATTCTCATATTCCATCTCCTCACTAACTTTCTAATGCACAAATTCGTTGACCAGGTCACGGATAAAGAGCTTCCAGTCAGATTCTCTAAACGTCAAGAAACGATCTGTAGTAAAATTTCTAAGTCTTTTATAGAAAAGCATCTTTAGTTGGATTGACTCACCAACACTCAGTAAGGTTCCAGGGAAGCGATGTACTGAATGCACTCTATTTCCGTATCCAGAAATATCTAAATGTATTAACGTTTCTGGATATATGCGCCCCATACTAGCTTCAACTCCGAACTCAACCTTAACTTCTTCTACAATTGGAACTTCGTTAAAAATTGGTTGTGCAGAAAATATTGGCGACGGCGTTTCTTGTTTTTTTCTTCTTCCTGAATATGGATATTTTTTGGGTCTCATTCTCCTAACTCCTTATTGAATTTTGAAACTTCATACATTATCAAATCTAATTCATTTTCATAAATATTTCCTATAACTTGACATTTCTCCCAAAAGAATTTTTCGAAAGGTGAGTAGGTTGCAGGTGATACATTGAGATATGATAAATAGAATCCAACCTCTGTGACCTCTGTATCAGCATCTTCAAAATAGGTATATTCCCCGAAAGATACAATACTTGCATGAGCATTTGTAATTAGGATATCTCCTTCGAATATCTCATTTCCTGCTTTATCTTTAATACCTGTTGATAGCATGAGATCATAGTTTTTCATGTCCTCTTTTACAACATTTCCATTTTTATAAGTTGCTTTGATAACTTGTTCATCCAGAACAAGTGCATTGACTTGCACCATTTCTTTAAACTCTTTATCCCACGCTCGAAATTTTAGTATCATCCCAAATCCTCCTCTTTCACAAACACTCCATCAATCATCTTACCTTTGCGGTCCTTGATGACTTCATAAGCTTCTTCTAAGCAATTCTCAGCTGTAGTCCCATTGCAAAATGAAACCGTACTAACAACACTATCAAGAAACATCAGGTCTGCTTTGATTAACGGAATTTGTGTCTCATTGTGGCAAACGTGAGAATATAGCTTCTGAGCGATATTGCCCAAACTTGAAACCATTAGCAGCAATTCAAGTTCTTGCTGATTAGCTGAAATATAAGCGCCATTCTTTATTTGTTGATCAAGTCCAATCAATACGACTTGAATATCACCAAGCGAATCATAGATTAGCTCAGATTTGTCCTTTGCAATACCCTCAAATAGTTCTCCTGACTCTTCCATCAACTTCAAGAATTGCTTGACAGGATTTGCTTCATGTAGATTTCTATCAACAAACCATTGTTGAACCTTGTTTTCTAATTCTGTATTGTTCATTGTTTTTCTCCTAAAGTTCCTTTGCTATTGCAGCAATAACATTGACTGTCACGCTATTTCCTGCTTGTTTGTATAATTGACTGTTGCTATTTACCTCTTGTGCCTTATCAAATGCCCAGTCTGGAAAACCTTGCAACCTCCAACACTCACGAGGTGTTAGTTTTCTAATTCTAAAATCGGGTTCAACTACCCCTTGACTTTCTCCAGTCAATAAAGTATTTGCTATCTGCTTACCAACTCGCCCGCGCCTTGTTTTTGAGTTTGGATGAGATAAATTTACACTATCTCCGATTTGTGCTTCAGCATATCCTTGAGAGGTTGCCTCTGTTATTTTTAAAACATTATTTTCTTGATAGCTATTGCTTGTCAAAGTAGGAGCGATGTCATGTTCTCCGCCTTGATTATAACCATGACCGCGCTGAATGATTTTAGGTTCAAGTCCTCCGCCTTGATATGCTCTGATTGTTGGTGCGATGCCATCTGTTTCGTAAACCACTCCACATTGATTAAAATTGGGTTGCAATACTCCAAATTGTTTTATAGTATTACTTTTTATTGCTATCTTTTGCCCCTCCCCTTTGTTCGTTGTGAGCGTAGGAGCTAGGCCGTCAGCTTGATAGACTTCTCCATTCATGCCATTCCCAGACGGGTTGACATTACCGATTTTCACGACTGATTGGCTACTAGTTGGCTGACTTTCTCCGCCGAGAGGAAATACTCTTCTGGTACATTCTCCTCTAAGATGTCCGATAATGA